CCATATCGCGGGGTGGAGCAGCTTGGTAGCTCGTTGGGCTCATAACCCAAAGGTCAGAGGTTCAAATCCTCTCCCCGCTACCAATAAAATCAAGGGGTTAGCCAATTTCGGTTAGCCCCTTTTCTTTTAGATGTTAACCTATTGCTAACCTAAATGAAAAATTTAACTTTTGACAAATTGTCAAATGGAATGATACTTTCGGACATGATGCTGAAGGTATCCGGCCATGATCCGGGCTTACCCAGGCATGATGCCCTTGATCTTATTGATTGCCTTCATTGGATACCTGGCTTGTGAGGATCGCTTCTATTGAACGATCAAGACGGGCCTGATGCCCTTTGGCCTGGCAATATCATAACGCTGTCATCCGGCTAGGTGCTGAAGGCTCACGGCGCGGCAAGCGACCAATTGGTCGGGTATGCAATAAAAAAAGGCGGATGCTTTCACACCCGCCTTGGATAATGGCTGCAACCTTTTCTCCTTAGATTCTCATTTCCTGTATTTTGCCATCAATCACATCCGCTTTTTTCCATGATCATTTCAGCAATTGATAAAAGTGGGCTACTAGCTTCATCTAAGGGTTCGATGATTTGTTTACTATCGACCATTTCTTGATATTTACCAACAAGCAAATTGGCCAGACTGTGGATGTGAAATAAATCGCTTTGGATGTCATTCAAGTTTTCTTTCATTGTGTTTTTCTCCTTTTATTAATTTATATTATACAACTTTTCTATGCTTTGAAATAAGGCTTTGTATCTATGTATCAATGTTAATAGATGATGTCAACATATTTTTCTATATATATTGATTTCAATGTAAATGTATGTTAATAAATAATCATGGAATCAAATAGAAAAAATTATAATACGACACTGAAAGCCGACCTTGTTAAGAAGCTGAAAATTCTTTCCGCTGAAGAGGATAAAAGGCAAAATGATCTTCTTGAAGAAGCTATTGAAGATCTTCTTAAAAAATACGATAAACCGGCGCGAAAATAAAAAATAGTTTGCGCCGCTGAAGGTTTTCTCCGATCATCCTGAAGGGATCACAAGCCAGAGTTTTACTTTAATGAATCAAAGCAATGACCAGGCGTAATCTGGTCAGATGATTCCAACTTTCCCTTTCCCCTGGCCATGATCTTGATCTTATCTGCTGTCTTCATTGGTTTGGCAAACAATATTTTATTTATCAAATCATCGGAGCTTGCCGATAAATATTTAAAGTGGGCGGGAAGGGCATAAAGGGCATTCGTTTACAATGTAAATATCTCTTGACAGGCGCAATGAATTATTTTACTTGTAAGCCAACTCTGGGGGAAAAAAATCATGGCTATCCAAGAAAAAAAATTGATTTTTAATATATTAATTAAAAAAGATACTGATCAGGGCTGCTATATAGCTCATTGTTTAGAATTAGACATAGTGGCAACATCGAAAAGATTGCGGGAAGTTAAAAGAGATATAATTAATTTAATTGACACTCAAGTTGATTATTCTTTTTCAAATAATAACTTGGCCAATCTTTATCATTCTGCGCCAATTGAGGTATGGCAGGAATTTTATAAATGCAAAAAAATTGAAGAATCAAATAAGAAAATAAAATCGCATTTCTCCAAAGATAATTCATTTATCCCTCCTTTTATTACTACAAATATATGTGAAGCATCCACATGCTATGCCTAAAAAACCTCTTACCTATAGAGAATTAATAAAAAAATTAACCCCCCTTGGGTTTGTTGTTTTGGTAAAAAGAGGCAAAGGATCAGAAGTAATTTTATTAAAGCCAACACAACCTGGTTCATTTCAAGGCCTACAATATCCACTTAAGAATCACGGCCCATCAACAATTATAACCATACCGGTATTATTAGCAATTAAAAGAAGATTCAACCTTTCCGATTCCGATATTTGGGGTTAGCCTCCGGTAAGGTGCTGAAGGTATCCGGCTATCATCCAGACTTACCCTGGCATGATGACCAGCTTCTTATCGGTTGCCTTCATTGGATTGTTTGCGTGGCCTTCAGGTTCGCTTCTATCAAGATATGCTCGTCAATTAATGGCAGCTACCGAAACCGTTGACAACATTAAAAGTGTTACCACTGGTAACACTCCAATAAGTGAACGTCAAACTCGCCCTCTCGCGCGCTTGGATTTAGAACAGCAACTGGAGGCATGGCAATGAAGTGAAGTATGCTTGGCATGATCCGGTTGTAAATATCTGATACTTTATCAGGGCGTGAAGTTTGGGTTCACTTTTTGTTTATATTCGTGAAGGGGTTCCGGCTATCATCCAGACTTACCCTGGCATGATGACCAGCTTCTTATCGGTTGCCTTCATTGGATTAAATGCCCGGCCTTCAGGATTGCCGCCATTGATCAATAAGGATATGCCTGACCCTTCTTTTATGCCAGGCAAGATCATAACGCTGTCATCCGGTAAGGCACTGAAGGATTCTGCTAATCATCCGGGCTTGCCCTGGCATGATAACCGTGATCTCATCGGTTGCCCTCATTGGATTGAATGCCTGGCCTTCAGGATCGCTTCTATTGAACGATCAAGATATGATAAAAAGTGTTACGTGTGTAACACCTGTTACTGAGGCCTTCAGGATCGCTTCTATTGAACGATCAAGATATGCCTGGCCCTTTATGCCGGGCAAGATTATGATTGCTCATCCGGCGGTAAGGCACTGAAGGATTCTGCTAATCATTCAGGCTTGCCCTGGCATGATGACCTTGATCTTTTCGGTTGCCCTCATTAGATTGAATGCCCGGCTTTCAAGGATCGCTTGTATTGAACGATCAAGATATGCCTGACCTTTAGGATCGCCGGGATTTAACGATCAAAACTTGCTTGCCCCGCGGCACAAACGGAAAGGAATATTTGCACAATTGTGCAAATACCAGAAGGACAACTTCGTCCCCTTTTATGCCAAGCAAGATCATAACGCTGTCATCCGGTAAGGCACTGAAGGATTCTGCTAATCATCCGGGTTTACCCAGGCATGATAACCGTGATCTCATCGGTTGCCCTCATTGGATTGAATGCCTGGCCTTCAGGATTGCCGCCATTGATCAATAAGGATATGCCTGACCCTTTGGCCTGGCAAGATTATAACGCTGTCATCCGGTAAGGTGCTGAAGGTATCCGGCTATCATCCAGACTTACCCTGGCATGATGACCAGCTTCTTATCGGTTGCCCTCATTGGATTGAATGCCTGACCTTCAAGGTTCGCTTCTATTGAACGATCAAGATATGCCTGACCCTTTTATGCCAGGCAAGATTATGATTGCTCATCCGGGCATATCAACTTTAGGTTTGATGCTGCTTGATGTTGCCAGTCTATGACCGCCATTGATCCGCTACCTTCCACCCCCCCAGCCCCCTAACGCTCAAACGACACGGCAAAATAATTGCCAATGTCGAGCATAAATCGTATAGTTCTTATAAAAATTGACGGGTCCTTCCAGCACTTCCGCCGCTTACGGGTAATTCAAGCCACATACTTCGTGTGCGGAAAAATATAATTTGAGATAAGAAAATAAGACAATGCACCTTTTTCCCATTATGCTCATCATTTTAGAATTTAAAATGTGCTTTAAGTCTCTGACCCACTGGCCTGTTGGGTGTCAGGCTCAGTCACAACATCATTCAGTTCGCGTCGTACTTCATCTTCGGCCTCAATGATGACTTCGTATTCTTTCTTGCTTGCATATTGATTAATATGTATATCAAGGTCATCGCTCATCAGATTGATTAATTCGCCGACGCGCTTGCTGTCGCCGGACATAGCAGCGATCCAATCTGCAGCGCCAGTTTGCACCCAATATTTCAAACCAGCAATTAATATACCCGCGTGCATGGCGAGTTCTAAATCCATTTGATCTTTGGGCACGTATAAACCCCGATCTTTTTCATAATTGAATTTATCGCGTTCGTTTTTCAGTCGTAGATTTTTAAGTTCTTCTTCCAGTTTTTGCCGCTGAAGGTTATCAGATGTTTCCCGGAGTCGCTTTCCCGTAGCGATCACCTTCAGGAACGCCTTAGCGTATTTATCGACGGCTCGCTGTTTATATGTCCCGCTGGTCTCTGGAAGCAATTTCCCTTCTTTGTGGTGCCGATATAGGCTTGGCCTTGTAATGCGCCAGCCCTGATCTTCAAGATACTTCAAAACAGCGGCCAGATTGCTGAAGATTTGCTCTGCTCCCTCATTAATATTTTCAATGTGAATCAACGCGGGTTTTTGATCTTCGGTTTTATTCATCGTTATTCCCCTCAACTTGTGGTTGTTGAAACTTGAAATATTTTCCGGTTTCATTGGTTAAAAATAATTTGAGCTCTTCAGTTTTGGATATGTCCCCAGAAACAAAATCAACAATTTCCGCCGCCTTTTCATTTAAAAACTTTTGCATTTCTTTCTGAAAAATAATTGCCATTGTTTCAGCGTTTGCGGGTATTACATCAAGGCAGCGCAAATGTTTCCGGGCGTACTTTTGAATATTTATAATGCTGAAGGTGCCATCCCAACTGCGTTTCAGTTTTCTATCTTCGACGTGCCGTGAAAGCGTTGTTTTGCTGATATACCAGCCCCGGATCGTCAAATACTCAACAACGCCATGTATAGTCGCTATGCTTTCCGCCGCCGTATCATTAAACATCTTTTTCATTCTTGCTGTGAAATAATTTCAGTTGCCTCTTTTACTGTGGTGACGACTTCCAGGCATTTCAGGTATTTTCGGGCATACTTTTCAATATTAATAATACTGAAGGTGCCGTCCACGCTGCGTTTCAATTTGCGATCTTCTATATTTCGGTAAAGTGTCATTCGCCTGATATGCCAGCCCCGCATTGTTAAATAATCAAAGACGCCCCGAATATCCGGGATGCTTTCTTCTGTCAAAGCCAGGTCAACTTGAGAATTATTCTCTTCCATTTTTTTACCTCCTCTGGAAAGTTGCCAATTGGCAACTTTTTAAGTTATCAACAACATCCATATTCTTTATTTTGCCGGGTCAATCTGGCAGACCCGCTTCAATCCACGCCCGGATATTCAATCCCAGCGCCCAGGCGTCCGATGGGTCTTTGCCGATCGGCACGGGCCAGCGCCGCACTTTTACCCCGTATGTTTCCGGCCAAAATTTATAAGATTGTTTCGCGCCGGCCGCATCGTAATCCAGGGCATTCAATATTATTTCGGCTTTCGTCAATATCGCGTGGGTCAACACATCCGGCTTTATGGCCGCGTTACCCATTGCAATAACTCCCGTCAAGTCCGCCGCCTCTTGCCAGACAAGAAGCCCGTCAAGTTCTGATTCGATGATAGTTAAAACTTTATTTTCCGCGCCCCAGATCATCGGCGCCATTGATGATCCGCTGACAATTACATAGCGGGGGCCGGTGCCTGGATCGTTGCGCCGGATACGTAGGCGAACAACGCCGTCTTGATTCGGGGTTTGCGCTTCCTGATTGAGCGCTGGGGTAAGGGGAATAACAAGCCCGGCGGGAATCCATAAAAGTTTTGGTTTTCCATCGGAGCGTACTTCTAAAGGCAAGCCCCAGCCCCGCCGGTCACGGTAAAGATCAACTGGATTAAAGCCCAGCCCCGCCCGCTGAATAGTTGTTTCAAACAAACCTTTGCGGGCCAGCATTGTCCGGGTTGCCTGTCCACTAGGTGTCCAGAGTTTTTCTGTCGCATCATTTAAAATTAGCTCTGCTTTCTGCATCCATATTACCGGCGGCGCTGTTGATTCTTTCGGTTTGAAGGTTGGCTTTTCCGGCATTAATTTGTTTTTCTTTCTTTTATAACGAGCTTTTTTTATTCCTAATTGTTGACAGGCGTCAGCAAAGGAAAGCCCTTTGGAATCTCTTAAATATTGGATCGCATCGCCGGTTTTATTACAGCCCCGGCAATAGTACCGCCCGCCTTTGTGCGCTGGCCAGATAATAAATCTATCCCGGCCCCCACACCATGGGCAGGCACCAGCGTATTCGCCAGAGTTTGTTGACGCTACTTTTTTAAAGGTGAAGCCGTCACTTTGTATCAGGTCAAGAAGATTCAGCGCCCTTGTACTTTGCGCCTGTGTTGCAATATCTTTGTTTACTGCCATTTATTCAATCCTAAAACCTTAGTTCGCACAATGTCTACTATAGTAGACAAATTATCTTTTACCTCAGTTGGAGCAGTGTACGCCATGGCGCACAAATTATCCCTGACTTCTGCTTAGACCGGCTATGATCCTGGCTTGCTGGTTGCTGCCAGCTTCCAGCGCTCGCAAGCAGCGCGCAACGCCGCGTAATCTTCACCGCCGTTCAAGATCGCTTTGAAAGCTTGATTAATATCAACTTCAGCGGCTTTCTCTTCTGATGAATTATAAAAAACGCCGCCGTTGACAACTGCATAATGCGACGACATTAATATTTCATCGGCCAGGGCTTCCGGGGTTGCAGGCCGATCCGCCGCCTGGCTATCCGGCATGATCCCGGCAAGCTTTTCATCTTCTTTTATTTTATCTAAACGTGTCTTAAATGACATTTTGTCACCTCTTTTTTTCTGTTTTTCCCCTCAATTCCAAAGCAAATAAAAACCCAGAGGGGGGTATATGTTCAAAACCTGTTACTTCTGTTACCTGACTATATGTATTTAATATTAATCAATTTTATACAAAAATATTTTATTAAAAAATGTTACAGGCTGTTACCTTTTCTGTTACCGCCTTTTTTGGTAACAGAAAAGGTAACAGAAGTAACAAAAAGTAACAGAAAATTTGATAAATCTGTTACCCTATATAATCTTATAATCATTAAGATTATGACCTATTATTTTAATCAGTAACAGAAGTAACAGTTTTTACATATATACCCCTATCTATAACTTTCAAAACACGGACGGGCTTTCCATCAACTTTGAGTAAAATACTCGTTTCCCCTGAAGCTGGTGTTTGAATAATTTTCCTATTTTTGAGCATCTGAAAGAAGGTATGCTTACTAAAAGGGAAATGTGTGTTTTCAGAAATACAAAACTTTTGCATTGCATTCCATAAGGCCGTTGGCATGAGATATAAATAAGACGCATCGTAATAGCCAACATGATTTCCCGCGCCGATCCTTCCCCCATCGTGACCCGGTAAACATTCCAGCCGGGCATTGTGCTGAATTAAGAGAGTTGATAAAATTTCTTCAAAAAGCGTGACTGGATCATCATCTTTGATTCTGGCTTGCTGCTTTGCTGCCAGTTGCCGCCAGACCCGCCAGCCTTCGGAAACTAAGTCAGATGCTTCAACTTCCGACATCATACCCTTGTCTTGAAAAAATGCTGTTGCCGTTTCCAAAGCAAAACCCATGAAAGCGGCCTGTTCCGGTAATTTCTTGTGGAATCCTTCAGTGGCCGCCCGTTGCCGTAGTTCAAAAAACCGCTTCGGGAAGCTCTGTTTAATGTCGGTCATGTTTTCGCGTATCCATTCCAGATATGCGACCATGCAAAAAGGTAGGGATTCACTTTCGGCCTGAACGTTCGACAATTTAACCAGATCAATTGCGCCTTCTGCAACTTCGACGATGCAAACACGGGCCAAAGTGCTTTCCAGTGCCGGAATTTCTTCGGCGGTCATCAGCATCATTGATCGCGGCTCATAGCGTCCACGTTCTGACATATCCGGGTTTAAGCGCCCACGGGCTGTTCTGTTGGAATGACTGCGGATCATTTTTTGCGCGACAGTTTCCTTATTTTCAGCGGCCCGGCGGTTAGCGGATGGATGATAATCATCCACAATGTGCAGGCTATCTTTAAGGGTAAAGCTTCTTTTTTCCAAAATACCGATAGTGTCATCAAAATTACTTAAGCTTTCGACACCGCTGAAATTTCCGAAATGGCTTAGCGCCAGGATTGCCACGGTTGTTTTGAAAGTGCCGCTTTGCCCGTAAAGATAAACTGAAAAGTTCGGCATCGGATTCAATAACGTGGTCAGCGGGGCCAACCAAACCAGGCACCACAGCGGCAAAGTCATTTCCCGCTTGCCAATGTCCAAAAATGACAGGCTTGCTTCCATGCCTTGTCTTTCCGCGTCAGAAAGGGGATTCGCGCTTTCTGTTTGAGTTGGAAGGGAAGGAAGGTAATATTTTTCAAGCTCCCGGCTTAGCTTAACGGAAACGCCAGAATCACAGCCCACAGCCCCGCCAGCATGAAGGTAAACCATAGTGCCGTCAATACTGCGCCAACCGGTATGTGCATAGTGCGTTGTGACCTTTACATCGTCCGATGCTTTTTGAATATAATGGCGGACAAAATCGCGAACGGTTTGACCCGGCTCCAGGCACGGCTTTGATCCCCATTTAGAAACCCATGCCAAGTTAGAAAAGCCGGTTGCCGGTATTTCGATAAGCGGCAAAGACATTTTATTGCAGAGGTTGCCCTTAATTTTATAGAGATGATTTATTTCTTTACCGTCATCGACAATATTTTCCTCGATTATCTTTGCCTCAAAATTGCAAAGCCGGATCGTTAGTTCGCCGTCCTTTGTAGTTTTTGACCGGCAAATACAGCCATACTTGGGAAAATAGCGTGATTCATCTTGCCCGCCGCCGCTGTCAGTCTTAGCCTTTTCTTGACTGCTATATTCAGCCTTTTCTTTATCGGCCCGGCCTTTAGTCATTGCCTTAATCTTTTCCGGTGAATTAATATTCTCGTTACTCATTGTTAGTTCCGCCTTGTTGTTTTATTTGCCTTGTTGATTGCCGCTTCCATTTCATCGCATAAAGATAAAACTTCATCCGCCCTGGCTGCAAAAATAAGACCGGAAAAATTAAATACTTCCGTCCATTCCCGGCAATTCGTAATCAATCTTTGTACCGCTGGGATGTGTTTATTTGCTATCTTGTTCATTTGTGTGCCTCGAAAAAAAAGAACCCCATGCAGAGGATTTTCTCCGGCGATAGATTAGCCGCCCGGACGTTGCCGTTTCGGGAATCGCTGTTGCATGGGGTTGCTAAAAAGGAATCATCAGAACACCTATTCTTTGAGAAAGATAATATTTATTTTAATGCCGCTGGCCACGCGCACCGGCGAAGCCAGGCGGCAATGGTGTCGCGTGAATCGGTTTTTGTATCCCAGTGGGCGACAAGATCAAAACAGCCGCAAGCCTCACCGCGGAGTTTGGTTTCTGGAATCTCGTTTTCGCCTTTAGGCGAAATTACTTTCTCTGTCTGTGCCGCCTGAAATTGTGCTTTTATGGTATCGTAGAAAGAAACGTTCTGAAGAAAGCGTTCAAGTATCCAGTCGTAGTGCTGGAAAAGTATACCTTGAACAGAAATCCAAGCAGTCCCTTCTTTAATTTTGAGGGTTTCTGATTTCTTTTTAAGATCGCGATAGTTTGCAGCTGACAAGTAATTATGATCTATCAAGAGGGCTTTACCAGAAAGCCTGGTTAACAATTTTTCATAAATGAGATCGTGCGTCATTTTTAGATACTCTCCATTATATTTCAATAAAGGCT